CGCAACCGTTGCCAAGCCGGAAACATCACTCGCCGTAATCGCTAGCAAAGTCTTCGCACTCGCAGCAGTCAATTCCTCCACATCTCCACTGCCAGCAGTTGTTCGGCCAAGCAATCTAGCTGTTGTCATATTCTGCATTTTGGCGTAAGTCACAACATCATTATCGATTGTCCAGACAGTGCCTGAACCCGATACTGTTATATCGCCTTTATCACCATCAGAAACTCCACCAGTAGCAGGAGTAGCCCATGTGCCATCCCCGCGCCAGAAAGTAGTCCCACTAGCGCCTGTGCCACTATTTAGCCTCGCCACTGCCAGATTACCTGACAGATCAGCAGCGCTTCCAGAAGTAGCCACTGTGGCAAGTCCTGAAACATCACTCGCGCTGATAGCCAGTAACGTCTTCACCCCACTCGCAGTCAACTCCTCGACCGAGCCACTTCCCGCTGTCGTCCGCCCCAGTATCCGACTTGTTGCGATATTCTGCACTTTTGCAAAGCTAACAACCGTATTATCGATCGTCCAAACTGTCCCCCCGCTCGAGACAGTTATATCCCCATAATCTCCATCAGCGACACCTCCACCCCCTCCTGGAGGTGCAGCCCATACCCCATCTGCTCTTAAAAAGTTAGTCGTTCCCCCGCCCGACGCCGGAACCAATCCCTTCAACGCGCTGGTAAACAAGTCCAACAACGTCGTGGCTTGCGTTCCTGTTAATTCCTCGACATTCCCTGTCGATGCTGTGACTCGCCCAAGCAACCTAGCCGTCGCGATCTGCGCGACCTTGGCCAGAGTTACCACATTATTCCCTATCGTCCCAGCAGCCGTTACATTGCCTGTCCCGTTAAAGCTAGGGCTGGTATAGGTCAAATCACCTGTTATTGATATAGTGCGACCTGTGGCTAGCTGCGTGGCGGAAACAGCCGTGCCTGCAATATCGAGCTTTCCCGTATCTAGCCCATTCAACGCCGCCTGAACGTCAGTCGCGGAAATCCCTCCAGCAGGCACATTGCCTATTTGATCAGCCGTTGTCGGGTTATTGCCCAGCCAAGTCCAGACACTTCCATCACTATAGTAACTACCTGCATTCTTCCGATTGATCAGATACACCCCAGTGCTGGTAAGCACCCACCACTTTTCCCCCGTCGCTGACGAAGCCGCTGGCAAATCTGCAAAGGTATTAACCGTAACAGAGTCTTTCCCCGTATACAGTTCCGTGAAGTTGTCGTTGATCTTCCCTCTGACAACAGCACCACTCTCACCATTGTTAATTACTTGCTTTGCCATCAATCAATCCAAACTGCGGTATCTTCCCAAACTCCGGCATCATCCCAAAAGCCGGTTAGCAGTATCCAGTTGCTAACCGGCGGAGAGCCTCCATCTGGCTGTTCAATCCAAAGTAGTAGTATCACTTACATCGGGTTCCATACAATCGTTCCGCGAGCGCCGCCGCCCAGTGCCACATACGCTCCAGTCGGCATAGCATACGGAGTCGGGTGATAAGCACCTGCCGTTACAGGCAAGGTATCCAACACGATCGCACCACTAGCACTTTCCCGTCGAATGGTCAGAGTCCCAGCAACCGCGCAGCTGAAACCTCCAAGCGAACAAGCTCCAGCTGACACTACTTGTGCAGCATCCACTCCTAAAGCTAGTGGAGTGTAACTCTCCATTGCATACATTGGCATTGGCTTAATCCTTTCTATCTGTTTAATTCGATGCGGGTTATTAAATCAAAACCAGCACCCGTTTCAAATTACTGCCTGTCGAAAAATTCTTTGATCGCAAGAACCTTTGATCTACAATCTGCTCCAGACTCGCGTAAGTCAATCAGAAACTGCGCGAGTTTGTCGTCGCCTTCCACATCAGCCTCGGTGATCAGCGGAGCAAATGGTTCGTCCTTGCAAACCATCCACTCACTTGGCGGTTTTATCACTTCCACTCTGCTGCTTCCGCAGGCGGTCAAGAACACGGCGGGTATTAGCCCCGACAGTATCGCCACTTTTAGTCTCGATCTCATTTCTAAGCTCCTCATTCTGCTTGATAATTCCGGCGTCTCGAGTTTCCTTCTTCGCCGCTGCGGTTTCGCTTGCGCGTCGAGCAGCACTTTGGATTTCCGCCGAAACCTTGTTATACTCACTTTCCACTTGTTTCCGGCCATCGGTGCAACCCTTCATATACATCGCCGGAAGCAGAACAGCCAAGGCAATCAACCAGTATTTGAAGGTAGTGATAAACCCTAAAGCTTTATCCAGCATCTTCCTCATCCTTCTTCTTCAACGACACAAGACGACTTGTCGTCGCGGCGGAAAACACAAACAGCCCGATCAAAATCGAAGCTACTATCCGCAACGGACCTTCAGGCAATAGGTTCAGAAGTTTCTCCGCCTCATTCGGATTAGCTGCAAAATAAGCCGCTAGCACCCCAGCCACAGCTGCAAGTTGCACCGAACCGAGTTTGTAAAACTTTCCTGCTTCATCAATCAATCTCATAACAAATCCTTTCTTCACTTCGCCATATCCAATGCAATCTCTCTAACCCCATCAACTTTCTTCGGATTGCGGCCTTCCACCCGCGCTGTCCACCCGCGGCCGAAGGTTAAAAATGTCGGAAGACGCCGGAGAAAACTCATCCGCCAATCGCACAGAGTATTAATCGTTTTTGGCACATCATAGATCGCACCAAGTGTCATTGCTCCAATAATCCCGTCCTGCTTCACACCGACAATTCCCTGCAAATACTTCACAGCACGAACTACGCCAGAGTTAACCGCAAAGTCAAACATCGCATAGTCCAAGCCACTCGGCAACAAGTCCCCTTTCACCGCGTCCCAATACTGCAATTTATAAATCGCCTGCAACTCCCCCTCTTCCAAAAACATCACAGACTGAGCGCTACGACCATGAGCACGACGGAAGTTATTATAAACCCGTTGAGTCACTCCTCGATTAGTCGCACCTCCTGGGTCTTTCGGATGATCGACATACCCACCCTCATGCTCTAAGACCAGTTCCAGCGACTCTTTATAATTCATCTTCATCTTCCGACTCCTTAAAAAATATACTTAACCGCGACAGCGATAGCGGAGGTAATCAGCAACCCGCAAGTAGCATAGATAACTTTTACAGCTTTTTCTATCCCAGTCTTTTCGCCCTTTTCAATATGAGCAGCTTTTTCAAGCTCCCCCACTCTAGCCTCAATCTGAGCTTGTTTAGCCATATCACTTCGACGATCTTCCCGAAGATGCTCCAAACCCTGAGTGAGTAAATCCAACTTGCCTTCCATTCGTGCTAATGCCACTTCTATTAAAGTTTGGTCCGAGCTCATCATAATTCCCCTTAAAATACTTCAGCTGTGAAGGTGATAGTTGCTGAGTCTTGTATCACACCATCTGAAGTCAGTCTAATATCCAATGTTGCACTTACAGTGTCTACTCCAATCGTCGTGCGAGTAACTGTCCAGACTCGGTTGGTAGAAAGTGCAAACCACGAACCAGCAGCGGGGCCAGAGGTAAAAGACCCAGATATCATCGTCATTCGGGCTTCAAACAGTCCGGTGTTAGCGGGTATGTCGAGCCAATTCGGCGGTGACTCATTCGTGCTGGTTACAGTAGCATTGCTGTTCAGGGCAAAGGTTGCCGTCGCATCCGCAGGGTCGATTGCGGAGTTATTCGGGCTTTGATTGCTGATCGAGACTGTGCCGAAGGGATTTCCGGCAGAGGCTATCATTGCCATTTGCATACCGGACATTATGTTACTCCCGAACCCTGTATAATAGCTTCTGTGGTGGAGTTATACCACACTGTTGCGAAACCTCTTGCAGCAAGTGTTCTGTTGCCGGTTGTCGCAGTTCCACCAAGGCGTAGGGTCAGACCCGCACCTTGGGTGATTGTAACTGCTGCGGCGGAGTCATTGTAGATCGAATAAGTGCTGCCAGCCGCAGGTCCGGTGTTTAAAGTCAAACCGGCGGAAATCGCATTACACTTACCACGATCGATGCCCCCAGTAACTCGTGGAATATCACGATAGCCGATTTCAAGACTACCATACTGCGCAGTTCCAGAGAAATTCGGAGACGCAATCGGCGCATAGGCATTGGCTGTCAACTGACTTTGCACAAACGCAGTCGTCGCGATCTGAGTTGTGTTCGTGCCATTCGCAGCGGTTGGAGCAGCGGGTGTTCCTGTAAAGGTCGGACTTGCCAGCGTAGCCAGCTGGTTACCCGCACTCACACTTCCGACAAAAACATTGCCGAGCACCCGAAGGTTCGTAGACGAAAAACGAGCAACTTCCGAACCACTCTGACTTACAGAAACCTGACTGCCGCCGACGGTTAAAGGCTGGTAGGAACCTCCACCAGTCTGGTCAACACCTTCAATCGCGGAGTCAGCTGTAGTTGTCTGGAAGCGTATAGCTTTCGAGACGCCGGAGATCAGAGCATGAGTTGTGTCAGATGAACCTCTTACATCGAGTCGGAAGTTAGGCAAACCTCCTATGCCTAAAAAGCCTCCATTACTAATAGCCATTACCAAAGAGCCGCCAGTATACCACTCGTGACGGCCTGTGAAAGCTCCACTAGGGCCGTATTGGAAGTTATTAGCCCCTGTCAGAGTCAGCATCAATAAAGTGCTACCACCACTATTTCTCCACCCGATCGAGCGGCCATTATCAGTTACAAACTCCCCACCTGCTAGATCAAGCTTACCGGCAGGATTGCTATTCCCAATACCCACATTCCCTGCATCAGTAAGGTATATAGTATCAGCACCTCCAGAGCGAAGCACAACCGGACCGCCGATATTGTCAATATCTCCGACATAGACGACATTTGACGAGCCGGTTCCGATAAGTCTGCCCACAGTGCCGGAAGAGTTTTTCGCCCCTAAATAGACGTCGTTGTTAAGAGTTGGTTGTCCAGCGAAAGTAGAAGCTCCAGCTACTGCCAGAGTTCCATTAAGCGTAGTATTGCCAGTGGCAGTTAAGGTGCTGCTAAGGGTAACAGCACCTGTTACACCTAAAGTCCCGCCAATTGTCGCATTGGTTGTTACGTTTATGGTTGAACCGAAAGTCACAGCCCCGCTTAAAGTCACCGCACCACTGAAGGTAGCAGTTACTGCTCCAAGGTTTGCGACGTTGGTAAGGTTCTGAGCATTCCAACTGATCGGACCTGTGGGTCCAGCTTGCCCATCACGAGTCAGGCACAGACTAAGCCCCGAGGCTATGTCATTGATCACAGTGTTGTAGTAAGCCGCTGTGATCACATTGCCCGCAATAGCAGGGAAGTTCGGCGGACTCGGTGGTGAGTAAGTTCCAGAACCATTAAACGGCATTAGTTATCTCCATTATCTTGCGAGGCCTCTTCCATAAGTCTCGCAAATTCGATCATGTCAGGGTCTTGTGATTTGCGGGCTTCTTGAGCCAGCAGGTTGATCGCAGTTGGCAGAGCGGAAGGTGAGATATTGCTATTCGCTGCCATCCACTTCACTGTCTTCGGATTGGTCATATACTTCGCAAGAGCGGCCGACCCCATAGTTGTTGTGGCAAGCCCTGCCAAGACCGAGAACAAAGCCGTTGCGGAGTCTCCGCCGGATTGCGAAAGTCCTCCAAGTCCTGAGACCAGACCAGTTGTAGCATACAATGGCGCTTGAATGCCAAGAGTCCCATCCCGACCACTGGCTTTCATACCGAAGTCTTTCTCCGACTTTAGCACAGTCTTAGCAGCGGAGTTCAGTTTGTCCAGCTGCTTTCGCACCTCTGGCGTAAACATGATCTCCTTCGCCTCATCGCTGAGGTTCCGGTAGTTACCAAACAACTGACCAAGATTCGTTTCATCAGGGTCGGTTTTACTCCCAGTCTTAGCTGCCTTGGCCAGCCAAGCGGAAGTCAGGGCATCCCTAGCCCCCTGATCGAGGTTGTTATACACTGCCGAAATAATAGTCGGACCTTCATTCGCACCAGCAAAGGCAGCACGATAGACCTTCTCCGGACCACCATTTTTATCCAGAACCGAGCGAAGTGCTGACACTTCCCTGTGATAATCAACTTCCCATTTATTCCATTCGTTGAAAGCCTGTTCAGCATCAACACCTTGGTCTTTGATAAAGGCTTTGATATCCTCTGCAATACCACCGAATAACCTGCGTTGATCGGCTTGCGAAACGTTCTGTGCGCCAAACACTGAGTTATCCATCTGCGCGCCGAGGCGGGTTTTGAGTTTCCGCACGGCTTCGAATGGCAAAGCTTCCTTCGCCACCATCGGGTCCACACCGTCAGCCAGCTGCTTCCGCAGGTTCGCAGCAAGGTCTTTTTTCAAATCCTTACCCAGTTCTTGGAAAGCTGGCAAATCGGGATTGAATATCTTGTTCTGGCTAAGGTTCTTCGCACCGGGGTCGATGAAGGTTAGTTCGTCGATAATACTTGTAAGGTTCGGCATCTCAACCCCTGAGCGTGGGCTGACTTCATCCGCCAGTCTTTGCCCAAAAGCCGTCCGAGTGTTGCTAATAGCTTTCTTCCCAGAGTTATTCCACGTATCTTCGATCAGATTACCAAGTTCTGCATTCGACATTTGCACTGGCTGACCAGTGGCTGCGTCTATGGGTGCAAGGGAGTCCGCAACTTTCTGATTAGCGCCGATTATAGCTTCTTCCTGCTTAGCCAGTTTGTTCTTAATAATCGGACTAGAGCTGAACAACTGGGCTAAGAAAGCTTCGGTAGCTTGTGTCTTGCCCCCGCCAGTCAGCTGGCCGAGTGTAGGAGTTTCGCCGGCTGTTGCGAAGTTATCCATCGTCGCTGCCATAGTGTCTTTGTCAACACCGCGAGTAAATGCCTGCTTCAACATCGCAGAATTAGCACTCGGTATCTGCCCAGCAAGTATCGCCGCGATCAGCTGCTCGCCTTGGCTACCCCCTTCTTCCCGAACAGTCCCAGCAGCCAAGCCACCAGTGCCACCACCGATAAGTTGAGCGACAGGGGCGGCTGCAAATTTCTCCGCAGCGGTTTTATAGCCCAGTCTGCCAAGAGCTTTACCCCCAGCCATTACCGCGCCTGAACCGCTCATGCCAGAGATAATATCCGACATAATCCGCTCGTTACGAGACTGCGGACGTTTAGCTCCTGCCGCATCCATGATCTGCCCAACAACATCTCCATCCCCACCATAAGGCATCAGGCTTGTCATCAAGTTCAGCGGCAAAGCCGGCAATGCAGTAGCACCTTGCACACCTGCTCGAAGTCCCATACCGAAATTGCCTCCGAGTATTCCCGGACCTTCGACCTTTGGAGGTTCCTGACTAGGGCGACCCTGAGCAGCCTCCGCCGCAGCAGCCATTGATTGCATTTGCGCAAGCTGCTGGGGATTGACCATATCAGCGTTACCCTCAGCAACCATAGCATTAGCTGCACTGAAGGGTGTGCGGTTCAGTCGAAGCTGACCAGTCTTAGCCGCGATCTGCGTAGCATCATTCAGCGGGGGTGCTTCATCCGCTGGAGTTTCAGTCGCCTGACCCTTGGCCTTCTTCCACTGGAACCAGTTTTCATAATCCTGATCAGACACTTCATTGTCGAGGAAGTTTGCCTTTTCCTCGTCGGTTTGAAAGCCTGCAAGCAGTTCCTCAATCCCTTCTGGCGGAAGAGACATCTTATTCGCAACTGGCGGGAGTTTATCAGCTTCACGCATTAGAACAATCCTGCTTCTTTAGCACGCTCAGAACGGGACTTAGGTTTGGGAGGTAACTTCGAAGTGGTCGCACCTTTCGGCGGCAAACCTCTCCGCGCAACTGGAGCAGCTTTAGCCTTCGGCTTATACCCACGACGATAAGCCTCTGGCAGTTCAAAAGACGGGATAAAGCTGCTAGCACCTTCCAATCCTCTCGTTGCATCAAGTTGGTCATTGTGCTGGTTGATCATCGACCTTGCCGACTGCTCCGACGCATCGACAATGGCCAAGATTTCCACATCCGTCAGGCTGTCGATATCGCCACCATCAGCAGCTTGCAGCAATCGAGTTTCCATATCCGAAATAGCACCAGAACCGGCGAGCTTCTTTCGAGCTTGCAGAACCATTGTTTGCAAAGCCTGATCGACGATCTTGCGCTGTTCAACTCCACCCTTGTTCGTCCCTGTGATCTTCTGAACCCAGTTAATAGGTCCGCTGAGTGGTCCGGTATTCGCCTTGCCGGTTTTCAAAGCTTGGCGAATTCTCTGCGCAGCAGTCAAAGTTCCGATAGCCCCGATAGCAGCTTCCTTCGTTCCGGAAAGCATTTTAACTGCCTCTTCTGCGAATTGCTTGCCAGTGTGGACAGTGACTTGTGAATTAGGAGCACCAGCAGCAGCGACTTTAACCTTCGCGTCAAGGGCTTCCTTATTCACCATCGGCTTGCCGTCAGGTCCAAGGATAACCGAGTCCGTCAGGTTCTGTGGCAAGATAGTCCCATCCGGCTTCCGTTGCAATGCAACAGCAACTCCATTCACATTCGTCATGACTGGTGGAAGTCCAAAACCCCCAGCAGCCGGGCGGATATCACCAGCCTTGTTAACCTGCACAGTTGTAGGCTTGCCGTCAGGTCCGAGCATCTCAACCGGAGCAGCAAACTCCTGCTTATTCGTCAGACCGGTTACTAAAGCCTTTTCATACGGGTCAAGGCGTTCCTTCAACCACGGGTTGCCACCATACTTCTGCACCAAGGTCTGGGGGTCAGCCCCAGCCTGAACATCCGCTTCAAATGCCTGATTGGCCTGAGCGACTTCAGCCTTAATCTTTTCCGCGATACTAGCTTCTTCCTTATCCGCGTCTTTCTGTATCGACTTCCCTGCCCATGTTTGCGCAAGGCTCCCCAGCACCTGAGCCCAAGACCGGACGTTGTTTCCCGGACCTGCAAGCCCCTGCTGCATCAACGCCTCGCCGATCTGACGCTTACGACGGACGCTCGACTGCAACCCTTCATACCCTGTCGGGATGTAAGGTGTTTGGCCTCTATTAGCCAATAATGGATTGGGCTTCTCGTAAGCCATTAACCGACCTTTCCATAATCAACCATGACATAACCACTTGGATGCGGAACAACGGCTTCTGGGAAGAGTTTCACAACTTCATCAGCCATGTAACCGATCTCCTGAACTGCTGACCAGAGGTAGTTGAAGGCGTAAACCCCAAGACCATTAGTCTTTGTCCACAGCTTCCGGATATTCGTTTTCAATCTACGATCGGAGAACTTCGTGATCGCCGCTCCTCCCAACTGAGCAAGTCCACCAGTCAATGCGCTGAAATTCGCCATCTTCTGTTCATAAGCATCCATCGCAGCTTGATACTGGTCATTCGCAGCAGCATAAACCGGAGCAGCTTGAACCTGCGCACCTGTCGAGACATTACCGAACTGAGGCATACTCGTCTGGTTCCCGCTCCGAAGCGCATTCAGCATATTCAGCGGCTGGTTCTTCAAATAATCCGCTTCTTGCAAAGCCTGTGCGCGAGCTTGGTTTTGGAATTGGCTGCTTGCCAGACCTTGGTTGAACGTAGACTCTCGAGCTTGGTTTGCGGCTTGCAGCTGCTGTAATTTTTGAGCAAAATCCTGTGCCGCCGCTTCGTTGCCAAAAGCCGCAGTCGCAGCGTTCTGCCCGAACCGTTGAGCTTGTTGATCATTCGTAAGCCCAGCAATCGCCATGTCCTGCCCGAACTTTGTATTCTGCGCAGTGTTGAACAAATCGCCTTGAGCCATGGCTTCGCTAACACCTTGATTACGAAGGTTCATAGCGTTCTGGAACTGGCGTTGCTGTTCTTGAGTCCCTGCCAATATCGACTGCATAAAGGCATCATTGTCGTTCTGGCCTAGGATTTCTTGTTCACGATTGTAGGCTTCCGAACCCATGTTTAAGCCTTGATTAGCCAGAACAGTCTCGCGAGATTTGCGCTGGCGGTCTAACTCCGGCCGCATACGAGACATGAGTGCTTCTGTCACCCGATCGCGGTCAGTCACAAAGTCATCAAACGTCGGCGCTCTTGAAGCGCCGGAGAAATCATAACGATTTTGAAGATTGGCGTTGTTAACTTTACCAGCCATTGGGCCAGCATCTGCGATCGAGCCGTTAATGGGCATACCGCCGGTAAGATTTCCGTCCATGTTTTGGACTTGTGGGGCTTCTCGCAAGCCTGGCAGCGTTGAAGCATCAATCGGGCTTTGCGACGCCTGATCTACATACCCAATCCCTCGCTGAGCAAGGTCATTCAGAGCGGCGGAAATCGCATTGTTCTGGTTATAAAGTCGCTGCTGTTCGGGGCTTAGCGTAGTAGTCGCTGTAGTCCGAGGGATAACAGTCCCATCCGGAAGTGTATTCCCATTCGCATAATCATACGAGAAGGTCAGGCTACCATCCGGCCCGACTTGGTTCGGTTGATTAAGATAATTCGTCGCAAGAGCCGAGTTTAAGTTCGCCTCTCCCTGAGCTGCGGCTGCGGCTGCGTAATCAGGTGCTTTGGGTGCTTTGGGTTTGCCCACGATATCTATTCCTCAAATCTAGCCATTTGCAATCTGATTTACTAAGAGTGTAAATCAGCAAATCCCCTTTCGGGCTGGCGTCTTTGAGGGTAGCCTCGAGACTGAAACCGATATGTTCGATAAACCTTCGACTATCGGCATTGTCGCTTTCAACCGGCGACATGATCTTGTTAACTTTTAACTCTTCAAACGGGTAGTGGAACACATACCACAGGAACTCCCTGTTAAGCCATGTTCTACCTTCACCCGCACAATGAAGCATGATTGAAGCCCCGTTGCATCCTTCGTAATAAACCGCTGCGATCGGTGCGTCAAGCACTGTGTCGTAAAGTCCGATAGTATGACCTTTGCCGAGTATCCAGTGACCTTGGACTTTATCCATCAACCACGGGCCAAATACTCCATCATGGCCAGTGACGACGATCTTCACAAGATACCTGCTGGCCTAACTGCGAAGTCGGTAGAGGTCCACGAAAATCTCGCAGCAGATGTGGTGAGTTGTAGGCGCAAGGAATACAGATACCCAAGTTCATTCGGAACAGTCAACCATTTACTTTCAGTCGCGGTTAATTCACCTGACCAAACAGCAGTATCCCACAGACTTGTATCCCAGAGACTTTCGTCCGCAGGGGCTAAGAAGGTGTTTTGGGTGTAGGCTTCATTTGTCTTATAATCAGCATCGAGGCTGAAAGATAAAGTCGCTGTCCCCTGCACTGCTACATTTGGGCGAGCAAGGCTGACGTTTTTCTGCCCGCCTCGGCCAAGTGTATTATACGCCTGTGCGATCTGGCCGGTGATGGAGGTTCCGGAGTCACTGAGACCAGACCAGACCTTGTAAACCTTGGTCGCACCAGCCCCGTAGAGTTCTCCGCCAAATACGGTAAAACACCTCATATTCCAGCCGACGAACCGACACCATGCCTTGGTGATGTTGTTCATGACATACTGGTAGGAGATGGTATCTGCTGAGATCGGGACGTTGACGATAAGGGCATTGGCATCGGGATAGACAGCTGCTTCCCAACCAGCGACTGAACCATAGGTTGAAGTAGCAGCTAAGAAAGCGCCGTCGATCTTGAAGCTAATAGCCTGTGATCGATCGATCGTGGCGGAAAGCAGTTGCTTCGATAACGGAAAACAACCTTGCTTTGACAGATACAACAAGTCGCCACCATAGCGGGTGAAACACCGTTTGCCAATCGGCTCACCAACATAATAAACACCAACCAGTGCCCAAGTTGCTGTAGCTGTGGGGTCTGTGCCTTGGTAGATTGCCAATTCGCCTTGTGAACTAACTACGGCGAAAAGATCATCCACGCCTTTGCCGCCGTCGATCGTCCAACTCGCAGCTGCGATAACCCTACCACCACGAGCAAACAACGGACCGACTGGGAACCGTGTAGCAGCTCCGCCAATCGCATCTACATCGAGATACCAAAGGTCCATCGAACTGGTTTGCGTGAACCACAGTCTTCGTTTATGCACACAGACTGTTTCCAAAGTGCTTGTCGTAACCCCAGTAATCGCTGGAGTCGAAGCACCATCAACATTCACCCAAGTCGTGCCGTTGTAGTTCTTTAGCTTATCAACCCCATTAACTGCGATCAGATAAGCCCCAGCGGTGTTGATAAAGCTGACGGAACTCCAATCCCCGTTCGTCGAAGTCGTAACCGCAGCACCAGCAGCCCCAGCACTCGTCGCGTCATAAATCCCCGTATCCGTCGAGACGAAAAGATTACCCCCAACAGGTTTATTATAAGGCAAAAACGCCCTTGCATTCGAGGGCAACGCAGTCAGCCAGTCGCTCGACCCCGGCCTTAGACTAACATCAGAAGTGCCTGGGAAGAAGTTATCCATCACCACCGCGTCAGTCGCTGACATAGCAGCAAGCGAGTCTCTCGCGTTCCAACCCCCTACAGGAGCAGGAATAGTAACAGTGCCAGCAATAGCTTCATTTTGCGGAAAGGGCTTGAACCCCGATCGCTGGGATGGTCCGCGTCTCGGCCCACGCATCAGACGTTCCAGTTACCAGAAGGGACAAATATCCCCGGCTTGATATCTGGCAGACAAGTCCGTGATATGTCATAGGCGCGAGGGACTTTGTTCCGAGATACGTGATTGTTGAGAAGAGAGTAGAACTTCTCCTCATCGGCTTGATACGGCAAGCCCTTGATCTGCTTCCAGCGAAAAGCCAGACCCTTCCGCAGGATTTTCTCCGGCAGGATGAAGCTATCATCATCAGCTGTAAACCGGGGTTTATAAGTCACTCCATCCGCAGCTAAGATCGCCCATGAACTTGCGTATTCAAAATACACATTACTGAAGGGGGTGGAGGGGATGGGATTGATGAGTATCTCATCCCCTCGAAGTCTGAATTTGTAGAAAGGTCCAGGGTTGGGAATGGCTTTAACCTGTTGCCATTCTGTCTCCGTCAAAGGCCCATACAACGCCCGCATCAGTGTCCGATCAAAGAATGTCTCCGGATACGCCCACATGAAGCCATCGACGCTTGCTAAGTCCTGTATCTTCCCCTGACTTTCCGTCGCAGCCATCGTGAAATTGCCTTCTCGGGTAATCCCTTGAAACTTCGACTCGTCAGTGATTTCCTCAACCAGTTCTTGACAAATGCCAAGCAGCTGCTGACTCATCGTGTCAGTGCCACCGATGACTGAAGTTGGAATATTCAGTGCATGGATACGGCAGTGATCTTGGATAATAGCCAACAGCGTCATGATTAAGCCTTTTCTTTTTCCTTCGCAGCGATGAGGTCAGCTTGCAACTTCTCATTCGCCTTTGAAAGTGTTTCGACCGATTTGGTCAGAGTGTCGACTTGCTTCCGCAAGCTGTCGAGTTCTTCAGCCGCCTTGCCAGTGCCGTCAGCGGTGTCGAGCCAAGCTTTGGCCTTTTCCTTCAAAGCTCGCGCTCCCATGCCGATTGCAGTCAGAGTCGACTCATTGGCTTCTGCCAAGTCTTCCAGCGTCCGCACATTGGCGTCGAGGATGGCTTTCGCCTGCGAAGGACTGATCGCTGGCCAGCCCATTACCGGCGTGCCTTCCTCCGGCATCTCGCGGGTCTCGACCCAAGTCCGATATTTCCGAGTATAGCCTTCAAGCCATTCTCCTGGGATGCGTTCCTGTTTAACGCCTTCTTCCAGACCGGCGAGCCATTCCTCAGCGATCTTTTCAATCCGGTCTTTCGAACCGCTTGGAGTCACGATCGCGTAATTCACATCTTTGCCGACGTAGCGACCTGCTGCAATGGTGGCCTCACGATCTTCAACCGTGCGGGTCTCGAACATTACATAAGGGGGTCTTGCTTTTTCATCCATCTTCAAATCCTTTCAGGGCGGAAAGTAGGGGATATGGGGGAGGGAGAGTAGGAAACCTCCCCCATATCTGTTGACATCGCTTAGGTGATAGCACCCTGCGCGAATGGCCGGTTCAAGTGCGCTACGTTGTAGAACACTGTCGCGTTGTTGTAAGTGCCGGTCACTGTGCCGTTAACAGCCGCTGTGGTAGCGTTGTTCAAGGTGATCAGTGTGCCGTCAGGAGAAATCTCCGTAACAACGGTTGAGGCTGCAATACCAGTGCCGCTCAGATAGATGCCGGTAAACCAGCCATCGGAGTTGGTGACACAAAGTTGAGTCGAACCGGAGTTTGCGACCGAGTTCGTCTTCGCAACGGTAGCAGATGCAGCCACCATGATACGAGCGTTCAGGACCTGCTTACCAGCGGAGTTTGCACCACCCTGACCAGCAGCAGCGATACCGAAGGTGGTATCAGCAGCGACCGATGCTTGGCAGTTGACAGGAACAACCCCACCAACGCAAATCCAGCCGAATTGACCGCTTGTCATGGAAGTCATTGCGACCCCAAGCATACGACCAAGGTTGGCAGTGTTCGGAACTTCCGTAGCGTTGAACGCATAGGCAGAGCCAGACACAACTGGAGTCAGAACGACAAGTCCAAACTGGCGGATCGAACCGTTTGCTCGGACATAGACGAACTCCCCTGCACCCCAGTAATTGTCAACTGCTTTGACCAGAAGGCCGGGCTGCTGACGAGCAGTGGTGTCGGGAAGGTTGAACGGCGAGACTTGCTGAAAGCCTACAATACCGTCGATTACTGAATAAGGCATTTTCTTTCCTTTCTATGAAAACCGGTGCGGGTTATTTTTCAATAACCAGAACCAATTATGCCTTGGCCACGCCGTTAAGGCGACGGTTGGTGATGCACAGGTTGCCCATCCAAAGCACCGGAATAACCGTTGCGTCTTGGTTGTAGGGCTTCATGTCCTCTTGGATTTCCAGATCGGCGTCCTTGTGAACGACCATTTCAAGGTAATCGGTATTGAGGAAATACATGTGCGCGGAGGGGATGCCTGATCCACCATCGAAGACCACATCAGCGCTCTTATACTTCAACGAGGTGAAGCCGCCATTGGCAGTATCATCGTTGGTATAACGCTTCAGGCTGACCTGTGCAGACTCGTAGAAGCTGAACCAGTCATTCGACGCAACGATTAAGTCAGGCTTATCGTCACCACGAACTTGGTTCAACCACAGAGGCAGCATGATACCGGACTCGATCGTGGTAGCCGAGACGGTAATAGCACCACCGCCTTGCAAAGGCGCAGCAGCGGACTGAACAGCGTTCTGCCAGAAGGGCCATGCACTCGAGTCGATACCACCGACAGAGCCGGTTCCGGTATCAGCGACCAGAGCTTGGAGACCGTTGATCTGGTTCGGCAAAGTTCCGTCCGAATACAGGTCGTAGGAGAAGTTGTTCTTGAACGTCCGCATTGCGTTCTTGATGCGAGCCTTCGCCAGCGACAAGATTTTGTTCGAACCGGAGTTGATACGGAGTTCCAGACCCGAAGCGACAACGTTCAGAGCGATCTGACGCCATTGAAACTCAGCTGCGGTGATAACATCGCTCTGCTGAATGTTCAGAACATCATAGCCAGAATAGCGCTGATAAGTTCCGTTCGAGTTGTAATCCAGAGGAGTCGTGATGGTTAAACCACCGTCTTCCTTGCGAGTGTTCCCCTTGCGCATCATGTAAGCATAAAGCGCGTTGTTGCGGGTAATGTTGTCCTTCACGTCTTTCGAGTGGTTCCGGAAAGTGGTGGAAACCAGCTCGGTGAAGGTTGCACTAGGACTTGCCATAATTAAACCTTTCTAAAAATGATTACCCTCGAGCCTCAATAGCTGCGAGAGTGGCTTCGAGCGTGTCGTCCATCGTTCCGACCGGAACCGTTCCGTTCGCGGACTTGGGAATGGCATTCACATTTGGAGCTTTCAACTTGGCTTTCTTGTCTTCGCGGGTTTTCTCCTGCTCCTGTGCAGAGGTTATCTTTTCAGCTGTAAGCCGATCGATCTCCTTCTGACGGGTAATAGGATTGGCGTAGACTGCCTTATCGTAGGCTTCTTCAAGGGTTTTACAAACCCCGGATTTGAGGAAGGTCGCTATGTCTTCACTAACTTCCTCGAAATATGGATGGGCAGGGTCGGAAGCGAATGCTTCGACTTGTTGGGCGAATTGGTTGCGGACTTGGGCTTGTTTATCCGCGTGAATAGTGGTTACGCCGGTTTCGAGTTCGGCGATCTTGGCTTTTAAAGCTTCGATCTCAGGATTAACCGCTGGGATGGAGGATAGCCGCTGTTGGACTTGGTCAATATCAATCCCATAATGAGCCATGAGATTAGTCGCAACGGTGAGCTTTTGTTCTGGTGTCCCGCGACTGAGGAGGTAGTGGTTCGCAGCGAAGTTGCCGAACATCTCCACTGGGTCGATTTGTTCAGCTTCCAAGATCGGCTTGAACTCAGCTATAACACCCTCATACCGATCGCCGATTTCTGCGCGGGATTTATACTGTTCAAGCCCCGCGAAAATATCCTGCTCGCGTTTCATGATCTCGGCTTTGACCGCTGGGTCTATGCCTTGCCACTTCGCAGCAGCTTCTTTCGACCATGTAGAAGGTGCAGCAGGGGCTTCCGTTCCAGCTTCTGCACCTTCTACCGGAGACTGTTGATCACCTCCTTCCGCAGCTTTTGTCGTATCGGTTTGGGGAGTCGCGCCTTCATTCCCCGTCGGCACTAAGTCCGAAGTCGCAGACTCCCCGTCCGGAGGGGTTGAACCTTCGGCATCGTTCCCTTGCCCAAAAAGGTCTGAAGCTATATCTGCCACACCAGCAGAAATGTCCAACTCATCCGAATCATGGGTAATGACGGAGTTTGGTTCTACGTCAATAATAGTGTCGCTTGCTGAGATATTCATAGGGCACTCCGTTGATAGCCGAGATCAGCCCCTGCGGCAAGCTCTGTCGCCAGTGCTTCCTTCTTTGCCGATGGCAGGGACTCAAACTCTTTTTCCACTGTTTGGTCTAACCTTTTTTCAAACTCTGCGTCGGCGTTGGCCTTTGCCTTTTTTGCCGCTTCCGTCTCGCCGGTCTCGTAAACCCTACAACCGTGTTTTGCAAGGTTGTTAGCGTGTTGGGCTTTTGAACCAATCCACTCTCCAGTTATGGGGCAATCGTATCCGACGTTCTCGACGGAGAACCTAACCGGACTAATAACGCGGGTTGCGGCGGAACCACAAGCACAATTTTGTGAGTTGTGAAACTCTGCTAGAGGGACCATGAGTTCGAACTTATGACCCTGCTCGCATTTGAAGTCATATAAGGGCATTAGCTAGCGTCCTCCTTTTCTTTACCTTCGGTTTTCGACTCAGAGGCTTCGTGTTGGGCTTTGATCTGAGCCATTTTCATGTTATGCTGGGCTTGTTGGGCTTGAAGTTTAAACGACAGCGCGGCTTTTTGAAGCTGTAGTTCGGCTTGTTTGATCGCGAACTCTTCCTTCCGAAGTTGAGCCTCCATCTGCATTTCTTCTTTCTTGATCTGGAGTTCAAGCTGCATTTTCTCGACTTCCATAGCACCTTTAGCTTGGTCGATCTTGCCTTGCTCTTGCATTTGCGCGAGCTTCTGCTGTTCGGCGGGGTCGGGTTTTTCTTCCGGTGGTTCGGGTGCCTTCATGGCTTGAAGTGCATCCTCGAGTTGTGGGCCGAAAGTATAACGACGGGAGACTGACAGCAGCATTTCCTTCGCAATGTCGAAGGGCAGAACTCCCTTCTCGATCAGCGGCGCAACACCATTCAAGAACTGTGATACTGCGTTCAGCAACTCGGCGATATCTTGCTTGTCCTGTGCAGCTTCTGCATCGATTGTGGAGTTGGTTTCAATATCGATCTTGTAGGACCGCAGTTTGTCATCACGGAGAAGCTTCAGCACAACTTCCCATGAAGGAGCTTCCATCGCCTTTTGCACTTCTGGTGGAGGTGGTTCTGTCGGCTCGGTTTGCGCCTGATTGAAAGCGTCTTGTATCTTCTTTTTGTCTGCCTCAAACATCAACGGCAAGCCTGTCATGGCTGCGATGGTCTTGTCGTCGAAGGATGTAACCGCGATCTCAAGCATGATGGCGAGGCAGTCGCGGACATACCTCTGGACTTCTTTCTGCATCTTTTTCAACCGCAAAGAACCCCACTGGTTTTTGATGTTCTGAGCCGTTGCGGTTTCGGATGCGACAGAGGCTCCGCGCAAAATGTCCGAAATCCCTGTGATCTCGTAAATCACCTGCTTAATCCGCTCGCGATCTGCGAATAAGTTTTGCGCGGTGGTTGACAATTCCTGAAGCGGCATGAACCACAGCATCTTATCGATCGAGGCGTTGTCCGGCATCGAAGCCATGTTTTCGACTGGGGTGAAGGTATTGTCCTCCGCCTCTAGGACCTTTTCAATACCCTCAACCGCGGAGTTATACATCCCGCGGACTTTCATTGCTTGGATAATAGCCTTCAACCGCCGAGTGATTTCATTCAATTCCCGAGCTTGTGACTTATACTGCTCATACAACGGAGTCGGCAGCAATGTCGTGATCTTCCGCATTAGGTTAAGCGGCTTTGGCACAGGGAAGAAGTTTGTCAGATCGAAGGGGTCTTCGGTATAGCGGAGAATACCATGCGGGTAGATCGCAGAGATGAAGAACATCGACTTCGTGTTCTTGTCCCAGATTTCATACACTTTAGCCAGTTTTACGCCGGCAGTTTGCTCGCGAGTTTCGGTCTTATCCCCGCTCTCGTCAGCCTCTTCCGCGAGGTTTTTGAAGTCAATACCGGAGATAGGATTTCCGTCTGCGTCCTTGAAGTTCTTCCGAACCTCTGCCTCGGTCATATCCCATTCAAAGCCGATCCATGGAACCTTTTTCCAAGTCCGCGCATAACCGTGGAAGAATTTGTCCCAGCGGACTCCTTCGGCGTAAACACCTTCCCCATAGCCTGAGCCTTCGGAATATTTGAAGCGATTGAGTCCGCGATTGGTGACGATCACGTCGAGGACGGAGGACTGCATCCCCTCGTCGAAGGTATCGCAGTCGGCTGACTCGGCCTCGAGAAGATATTTCAACAATCGGGTGGAAACCTCGGCCGCAACCTTAGCCACAGGGTCTGGGTCTTTGTATTTCCGAGTAACGATTGGGATAGGCTTCGCGTTGTAAAGAGCTGGTTGCAGCACTTCCACATTTGAGTATAGGATATTGAATGGCACCTGTTCTGGGTGCTTGGCCTCGTAAATATCCACACTCTCCTGACCGAGTTTACGATAGGTCTTTTCGCGGCGTAAAGCATCGGAGATTTCCGCCATCCACTTCTTGTGAAAGTCCTTGCCCTTCTCCGTCCCGTTCTCTTCAAGCATTTTGCATTTCCCTTAATATCCGTTTGTGTTTGGTCCGCTCGACCAGTTGATTGATCGTCATTTCTGCCGGAAGTAGTGGTAATGTCAAGCCCTTTGGCGGAACGAGCATTGCAGGTTTCCATGGGCGAGACATGCAAGCGTAACGTAGTTCATCTGCTGCGTGGTCTTCGGCATCGGTGTCGAGGTCTTCGGGGTTTTTCTCTTCGTGTTGGAGGGTGGGCAAAGTCCGGATGGTATCTTCACACTGATCGGAGAAATACAGCATCGGGACTCCGTCAATACCGACTAGACGTTGGCGAATAGCTTCCCATCCGGGTTGCCGTTTGTTATCTGCTCTGCGCCATTTGCACTTCGCCATGCTTTCGGCGATCGAAGGTCCGCCGTTTCTGATGAAAATCGAAGGGTCAGCGACTGCATAGCGGATGCGCTCGTTTTCCTCCCATTTTAGGATTTCGTCTTGGACCTCCGGAGCAGTCATTTTTAAGCCGATGTTGGGAGCTTTAGCTCCATACCATTCGCGGTATTTGTAGATAGCCCCGTGAGGGAGGGGATTTTCGCGGGGCCAAAGACCGTCACAAATTGCATACCAACCGACGGAAAAGGGGCGATATGATCCCCAGTCAAAGGCGCGGAACCTGATCGTCTGCGGAGTAATGGTGTTGATGATGTTATGTGGCTTGACATGGAGGTTCTCATCCCATTCGTCGAAGAAAGCTCCGTCTACAATGTCCCAGTTACCGTCAAGCCATGCTTGGACGAGCTGCTCCGAACCGGCTTGTCTTAGCCTCAGAACATAAGTCGGGTCATTGCGTATGAGTAGGACATTGTCACCGAGTTTGGAGGGTATGAAAACCCGCTCGAGTTTAACCAGCTGTTTAACACCATTTACTTCGATCTCGCACTCTTCTGCAATGATCTTGTATCCGGTCTTGCACGGATCGATGTAACGCTTTTTTACCCAGTTGTGACCGGGACCTCCTGGGTTGCCGGTAAGTCGCATCCCAACAGGGACGCCGGAGCCTGAACGAAGGGTGGCGCGTAACTTGTCAATAGGGCTGGATGATGGAAAGTTGGTGACCTCTTCCACATACACTCGAGTATAGTTATGGCCTTGGTATTCTTCCGCATCCGAGTCTCGTTCGAGGTAGACGAACTTAAGTCGCGCACCATTGGCCATCCGCCATTCGGCTTTTTGTTCATTGTATTTGCCTCCAAGTTTTGGGAATATCTGCTTTGTCCGTGCGATTACTTCCGCTAGCTGCTTGAATTTGCGCCGGACGAAAATTCCGACCGCAGCTTCGCCATAAGTCGCGGAATGTTGCAGCCAATCCCCGATAGAACTCTCAGTCTTTCCCCCGCCTCGAGCTCCGCCGTAGAATACCTCGAAAATCGGGCACTCCAACAGCGCGGTTTGAGGCCCCGGTTGAGGCGACCAGATGACAGTTTGATCAGTCACTCGAATCTTCCACCGTTTTCATGCTTTCGGGCTGGGTCAAAGGATCACGAGTTGTGGTGGAAGTAAAGGCCTGATGCTCAATCGTCACACCTTTTCCGTCTCCGCCATGAGATTTCGCCCAGTCAGTGGAGTTTAAAGCTTTCGGAGGTAGTTCAACAACGAAGTTATTCTGGATATTATTCTGTTGCCCGACTTTCGCCCCGAAACCCATAGCTTTTAGTGAGATATCCACCGCTTTCAGTGCCACATCGACGTTTTGAGTCGCTGCTAATTTTTCCGCGATCACGTCAAGTGCCTGAGTCGCCACACCTTGAAGTCGATTTTCAATCGTCTCTACTAGAAATGGATCAGTGAGTTCCTCCCGCCGGCGTGCAAGCGCCCCTTGAAACGCATCGGAGCCATATATCCGCGAAATCCACGGAACACTCACCCCAAACCTCGCAGCGAGTTCGTTCTGCTTGATATTCGGCTCCGCGATAATCACGTCAATCATAGCCTCATGACTATACCGGACTTTATTTATCCGCGCCTTCTCATTTTCCTGCGAATATCCCTTTGCCGTCGCAATCCCCTGATACCGCGGATTGTTCAGATCGTAAGGTCCTAGACTCGTCATACCATCAACTCCATTTCCCGCCCCTAATAACCGCCATTCCCTAGTCCCGTCAAGCCTCATCAGTCGAGCGATCAAAAGCCCCAATCTAATGCTCGTTATCCCCCGCAAACCCGCACCGGATTCAATGCCGCTTTTTAGGATTTTCAGCATCACAATCGATCGAGTGAATGCACGTCCGCTTAGCATGCCCATAAACACCCCGGATACACACCCCCGCCTCCGACTTGACCCACCCCCCTGTCAAGATACCGAGTGGTGCTATGTGGCTGGCGGCTTTAACCTATTAGGTTATGGGAAGGCTGGCGAATGGGTGGAGATAGATAGTCGCGCTATGGCGCATAGGCTGGGGAGTTGGCAGTGCGTCGAGTGATCGATCGACTCGCTAGGCGGGGGACTCATGGGATGGGTGAAACCGAGGATCATTGCGGGGGGTGGGGATGGAGTCGGTGTCATTGGCTGGAGTGGCGGGATTGTGGGGATTGTCCCCGTTGTAAAAATTTTTTTTGAAGGAGATAGGTATGCCACAACCACAATCTACCCCCCGTAATAGCAATGGGGTAAATATGGACTAGGACACAAGGCAGGGAGCCACCCCCTGTAATGATACTAGGTTCTAGCGTTCCCATCCGACTACCCGTCAGGGGGATAGATCGATCAGGCAGCAGCAGGCGGGGCTAGGGGTTAGGGGGCAGGTCAAATATGCCGTGAAACGCCGTGAAACAGGGGCAGGAATGACGAAACCAAAAATCAGCTACATAGGTAGCTAAAATCAGATAGGCGATCAAAACAGGGCGGGAATATGCTGCTGGTTATGGGGGTATAACCCGCACAAGAAAAAACCCCTAGTGGTTAGGCTAGGGGCTTGGTTAGGGGGTTAGGGTTGCGCGGGGTTAGTTGTAATGACTAACTGGCAGTATCCAACTAACAGGCTCGTCTAAATAGCCTGTTCCAATGCAATGCCGAGGGTCAGCACTGTCTGTAACCTCAACAGTCATTGAGTCACCACAGATAGTAGCGTTAACGGCATTGGCTAGGCAGTATTCCTGCAATTCAAATAGTGTCATGATATAAAACCTCCAAAAACAACGAAAATCGGGCGAGTCGTTAGTGACTCGCCCGATTGTTAGGCTAATTTTTTAAGGCTGTCAAATTTTAAAGCCCCAGATCAGATAGCAAGCTGTCAGTATCGACAGTTTTGGCAGGGGTTTTCGCCGCCTTCAGCGTTTCGATAATCGCGGCGATATCCGCGACGTTACGCAATGCCAATTGTTCAGCGCGAGTCTTGCTGTCATACACAGCGCGGATAGCTTCCGGCGTGGGGACGGGTTTTTTCGCCGCCTTCGCCCGATCAGCGACCCACTGGCTAAATGCGCGGAAGATAACACCCGCAACAGGTCCGGCGCCTTCACCCCGCGACTGTTTCCATTCACCGTCGATCAGACGATCAGCTACGGCTTTCATCGCGTGGTATTTGTCGGAAGGAGTTGAGTCTTTCCCCAGCGCAGCAGCATCGGAGATTTTTTGCACTAGGCCATGATACATTGCGCGCTCGGTTATTTCATCGGCGAGCTTCGATGTATCGACTGTGATTTTCGCGTCGCTACCGTCATCCATTGCGCCGACAATTGTGAACGCGATGACTGACGAGTCGATTGCGACAGATACTACAGAATTTTTACGTGCCATGATATTTTTCCTACTCATTACATTGCGACTCGGCGGGATTGCGTCGTCGCTGTCATTACAATACCGAGTCGCAACAGTATTGCAAGCCCCTAAATGCACATAGTCATATAGGTGTGATTTTCGCCGGTAGATCGGTCACAGATTAACCGTGCGTAGCGCGGCGAAAATCACACTCTCTGCACCCCATAAAACCTATCGATCAGCCTACAGATCGAAGCCTCGAACCAATCACCATAGCATCACTACGATTAACCAAGCTGCTGACTAATTGTCAGCCTCTAACCCCCGATTAGATCGATCAATAAGCTTTCGATCAATTTCCCAAAGCCTGCATAATAGGCAAATCGACTCGGAAATGGGATTGGAAATTGGCTTAGACCAAAAACCCATTTTCGGCATTTAAAGAGCGCGCGTATGCGTGATGCGCGTGCGCGGGTAGCGAGATCGATCGGATTAGTCAACTATGTTTTATCCCTTAAACCTCGCATTGACTACAACCGATCTGCATGGCATAAATTTTAACGGTGGGCTGGTCCACTAACTTCAAAAGGACGATATTACTATGGTAAGACGAAAAGCAGAACCCGAAGCAGCGTTTGCGCCTTGGGAACCGAACCCATCCGACCCTGATGACTCGATCAAGGAAGCGGCATATCACCGCTCGATCGTGGAGGAGATGTATCCTGAGTCGATCGGGGCTGAACCTGTCGAAGGTGAAGAAACCGAAGTCGAATAACAACCTCGGGGACAGGGCGAAAACCTTGTCCCCATCTAATCTGGAAGCCCAATCCAATGTCCAAAGACCTACCTAGAGAAAAGCGCATCTACCTCGCCATATGGCGAAAAGTCTGGCGGGAACAACTCGATCAGTTGGTTATCAAGATGCCATCCTACAACGTCGCAATGTCTGTACGAATGGCGATGTATCGCACAGTCCGGCCTTATCGCGAAGGTGCATTGTTCGATAATGAACTCAAACTATCATCAGAGAAATATGTTCTGAGTCTCCAGAGAACCCCACCCGCGATCGTCGTGACACTTCGCCAGACTGCTGAGGTCGCGGAAGATGTTTTCGCCAGCCTAGGCTTCGACGAAGAGGACCTCATGTCGGAAGAGGAACTCATGGCTATGCGAATAGCGGAGAATGTTTCGGATGAGGTCTCCGCACCCCCGACTGGCGAAAACCCCTTCTTCACTCGGGAGGATTAACCCATGACATGGGATTACAAGCCACCACCAAATTTCTCCAAATCAATCTCATCGATCTTGTCCAACACCCTCGAACAACCCGACATGGTTCTTCATATCTACTTCCGAACCGAGTCCGAAACTCGATCGTTCGCTGAAAAGTTCCGCCACTTCCGCTGGTGTGTTCGCAAAGTCCCCGATCGGGCTGGGCATTTCTATCCCTTAGAAATGCAATATGACTATCGAACGAAGGTAATGTTTTCGCCGCAATCCGGCCATTATCTGCGTATAACCGCGATTGAGAACAGATTAGGCTATCTAATGGCGCTAAATCCATGGATTATGTCCCTAGCCTCATAAACCCCATTGACGGCGATCAATCTCCATGACATTGTTAATCGTGGATTGCAAATCCCGCCTACTTAAACCTAGAAGGAATTACCATCATGGCTGAAGCCGCAGTAAAAACCCCCGTCACCCTTGCCGACGGTCGCGTCGTAGAATTTGGCGCAAAGCAGAAGTTGCAGAAGAACTCCACAATCGAAGGCGATACCGTCACCACCGAATTGATCTTCCGCAATGGCGAAGTCCGCACCTTCACTCCTCCGGCATCACTCATCGCCCGCTTCGTCGCACATGGCGTTGAACAGAAGCTCGGCGATTGCATCGCAGGAGAAACCGACCCTGACGATCAGGTTCTCGCAGTCGAAGACCTCATCGCCCGCCTTACCGCTGGTGAATGGAATGTAGGTCGGTCAAGTGCCGGTTCGTTCGCTGGGACTTCCATCCTCGCTCGTGCCCTCGTCGAAGTGTCTGGCAAGACGCCGGAAGAAATCAAGGCCTATCTGTCTACCAAGACTCAGGCGGAAAAGATCGCACTTCGTGGTTCGAACCAACTCAAAGCCGTTATTCAGCGCATGGAAGCTGAAAAGCAGTCGAAGACGAAATCGACGGTGGATACCGATAGCTTGCTCGGTGAACTGGGCCTCGACGCACCGACCAAGAAGTCGAAGGACTAACCCTTCCCCAACAGCTAGGTGGGTCGCATAGGAAGCCTAGCTTAAAAACCGCAGGTTGCTCCTACTTCCTGCGGTTTTCACCCCCGACAAGATCGCCTCCCTCCCGCGATCGAGTCGGGGGTTTTTTATCGAGTGGAGCTTGCGATACGATTTGACAATCCGGTGCGGTTTTGCTATGGATAACCCGCAGCAGTTTCACTGTCGCAAACACTTGAATAGTAGGAGACTTCAATGCCAAGGGCAATCACCCTCATCATAGCGGAAGTAGTGCAGTTAAACCCTGATCTATCTCCTCTTGCGGCTGAGCATCTTGTTCAGATCAAGCAACCAACCGATCGCTTTCACATCCGGTCGTTCTTATACAACGCTAAATCTTGGCGCGGGTTCGCAGCACGGAGGATTAAAGCAGAACTTAGGGAGTATTTGAAATGACAGACGCAAGAGTTACAATCCAAACCAAGAAGTTCGAAGACCTATCAACCGATCGTGCAGCAGACTTCATGGAAAAGACGATGAAGGACCATCCTGATATGAACTTCCTAATGACCATCGCGCTTCTACTCGCATGGAAACAAGGCTGGGAAGCCTGCATGAAGGAAGCCACAACCTACGGTGTGGAGAAAACAGCATGACCGACAACTTCGACATATTTGCAGAACTCGACGCGGAAATCGCACAAGCCACCGCCAAGCCCAAACTCGAAAAGGACCGCAAGGCTTTGATGGCGAAACTCCGCGACAATCGCTTATCTCGCGAAGCCGCAGCAAATATCCGAAACGAGCTTTCCGCCGTTGATCAGATGCTGGACTCCATCATCTGGACTCCCATGTCAGCCGTTGCCTTCTTCGTCCAGCAAGACTGCGATGCTTGCGGTTCCACCCACAAGGTATTCCTCCAACACATGGAGAAGCAATCCACTGGAACCCACAACCCAACCACTCGCTACAAGCGTGTGCGCCGACCGAACCCTGATCTCCCTTGCGAAGTCGTGGTCCAACAATCCACCACTCACATTTGCGCCGATTGTTGCGAGGATTTCGGCTTCTCTTTCCCATCCGCGGAAATCAAGTTCGTCTCAACCGAGGCGCCGTTTGCCATTTCCCCAACTTATGAACAGGATGATCTTTATGCCGAGAGCTAAGAAAATCGATCGACCGCAGCACGTCTCGGTCCGACTCCCAACCTCCATCGTGGCGAAGCTCGAAATCGAGCTATTCTCCGACCTCATCGGCGCAGTGCCTCACGGCGCGAAGTCGGAACTGATCGAAAAACTCATCCGCGAGTGGCTGGTGAATGAGCGGGGTGTGTCATGTTAAAAGAATGGCATATGCTTGTATTCATCGCCTTTGGTATGGCAGTGCTTACCTTCGGCGTGATCGGGATAGCTATAGCAACAAGGATACCATCATGCTGACACATTCGATACAAGTCGATAAATATCGTTCAGGCAATCTGAAGTTATTGTTCGAAGGAACTGGCGATGGCTGGGCGGTTGGTAAGATCGCTGAATTTTTCCTCGACTACGGAGTGGTTGATCAGGTCTTGGCCTTAAAACCAAACGAACGGCATTGCTTCGGTATTTACGAAGATGTTGACGAGTCCTACGAAGTCACCATCACTCGTATATCTTATTCCGCACAGGAGCTAACCAATGCAGGAAACTAAGATCATCCCCCAGCGCCGATCTCACGGCCGGAAGTGGGTCCAGTGCGAGCCACATCAAGCCCAGCGCTTCTGCCTATGTAAGGGTATCCGCATCCTTCAAGTCTACCCAACCATGGAAGCCGCGAAGAAGAACCTCGCATCGAACTCCCACAAACCGATCAAGCCAATGACCGTCGGTGAGCGATACAAACCCGACTGGCGTGGGACTTATGCTAAGTCACTAACTCAAGACGAATACAGGAGACTGACATGAAAATCACACTCACCACCGATCGCAAAGTCACCAAGATCGAGGGTTCCGACTTCTCGATCACACTGAATGGCAAGACCAATGCGGAGTATTCGAAGATACTATCCGCCCTCGGCGTTGAACTGATCTGGAAAGACCCCGAAATTCTGGAGGCTATGACAAAGTCATGATCAAGCGCATCTACACCTACAACGAAGTCGGTCATGCGACTCCACTCGCATGGTGGAAGTATCCCTTCATCTGGATTTGGGAGTTACGGAAATGAAAACACTCGCTATTCTATTGGCTTTACAAGCCACAACCCTACCCTCAACTGTCGAGCGCGCAGCCTACATCTACGGTCGGTGTTATGCTTATCTATCACCTTCAGATAAGACCATCATCAACACACAGCTGCAATCGAAAGGTGAACTTGTTCGGCTGTTCAACCTCGGTATTACCGAGACCAAGCGCAATCCGATCTCGCGGAACACTTGCATCTCGAATATCGAGGCGGTTAGGTTGCAGCTGGAGACTTTCTTCCCGCGGAAGGGGAATTAAAATGCCTAACACCCTTATATTGAAAGGAATGGAAGATGGATAAACAATCCACTAACCTTTTGAACGCAAGGCAAGAGGTTGAGCATCTGCGCAAAGTCATAACAATTGCATACCGCGAATTGCGGGAATTGGCTTCTATTGGCGGCGACGGTTCAGATGGGAACCTATGGCAGAAGCATCATGAGATCGCCGATAAGTTGTTCAGCGACAGTCGCTATATGTATCAGCACGATATGCGGCAATGGGTTCCGCTGGCGGACTTTGCTGAACTACTAAAGCGGACAAGGCGGTTGGAAACTGAAGTCATTTTGCTTCGTCCCCTTCAAGCAAAGGAACCATCATGACCCTCATAACCAGACTAGAGCAAGCAGAGGCGGTCATAGCAAGTTTGAAGGCTGCGGGACATGAGTGAGACACCTAATCTGCGCTGGTTTGAGCAATTCAGCAGTTGCAGAATTTGCGGCAAGCGGTCTGACGGAATTTTACGAGGCAGCACGAACGAAAGCTATGGGCCGCACTGCAACAAGTGCGCCAACAAGCGGCTAACGGCAAGTGAGAAAGTCCGCAAATCATTGGAGAACAGCCATGACTGACCCCCACCAGATAGCGAAAGGGCTGACACCCTTGCAGGCTGATGCACTTGAGCGATGCTGTGCACGAGGCTCCACCCGATGCAACGACGGAGGGCTAGTCGATGACTTGCTTTCCGGCCTCTGCACTAGCCCCGACCGGACGATACTCAATGGCTGGCTGGTCAAATGGGCGATGAACCCGACAAGCCGAGAGGATGGCTATATCAGTCGTTACACGCCAACCGACCTCGGCCAAGCAGTCCGCGCAATTATCGAAAGGGATAGTAAGTGAGCATCGACAAAAAGGTAGCTGAATTGCTCGGCATGGGGAACGACCCCAAACTTGTCCGAAGCATGGCAGACGCGGCAGCACAGATGGTTTCCGGCGCGACCTATAAGCACCGCGACTATAACCAGCCCGCGATATTTGAAGGGACAATATCAGACGGCCTTATGGCTTCCATGCGCTTTGTGGGCGGCGTTCAATTTGCAGCCGACCCGCGCAAGTTGACGCCTATTGAGGAGCATAGCGATGGGAAGTGAGAGAGAGCAGACGAAGCCAAGCGAGTTGCTGGATGCAATCGGTGAATTGGCAATGGCCATTAAGCCGCATTTTCTTGAAAACAATCAGCGCGAGAAGATCGCTAAGGCCCTACACGTATTGGTGGACCACATCATTGCCGCAAGCGGCGACCACTTAACCACAGAAAGGACTGACAAATGAAAATTGACCGCAGCAAAGAATGGTGGCTTGAGCGGATTAAGGATGAAGGCGACTATGAAATTGGCGCTGGCGTCCCTGACAAACTGCCTTGGCAATGGCCACAGTGGGCGCTTGAAATACGTGCCCTGTTCGCATGGACTTGGCGTATTGGGCTTATCAAACGCACAACCGCCTTCCGTTGGGAGATGGACCGCTTATTAGGCGTAACAACTCGACGCGCCACAGAAAGGACTGACAATGGGTAAAAGCATCTTCTGCCTAATCCGGCACAAGTGGGGGCCTTACAACAATATGGGCCGCTCTCTTGCAGAGGTATTTGCGGGCAATCGGCTTGCGCGTTCATGCCAGCGTTGCGGCAAGATTGAAAGGACTGACAATGGAGGCCAGCATGAGTGATGTGGTCGCAATTCTTGCCTTGTTTGTGGCCGCTTATGCAATCGCATCGATAATCACTATGATCAAAGAGGGGTTTTAACCAATGACCAAAGACGACTCCGCTTAAAATCCCCTATTGACACAACATTAATTCCAGAGTAAACCAACCCTCCACCTACCGGCGAAAGCCATTACCTGAAAAGGAAGCCCAATGACTGAAGAAGTTATCACTACCGAAACACCGGAGCCAGTAAAGTTCGCTCCCACACCCGATCAGCAAGAAGCCTTGGACCTGATGACGGAGTGGCTTTTCACCGGCTACGACACCAGCCCGAAATTCTCCCACCCATCCCCCTACTTCCTCCTCAAAGGCTACGCTGGAACCGGCAAGACCTTCTGCATACAGGAGCTCGTCAATGCCGGAACATTCAAACCCTCCGAAATCTGTTTCACGGCCCCTACAAATAAAGCCGTTAAAGTTCTGCGAAACTATTTGGATGAAGCTTCCTTGCAGGACTGCGCGACCAAAACCATCTACTCTCTGCTCGGCCTGTCCCTTCAAGCCAATGGGGAAGTAAAGGAACTCCAGAAACCCGAAGAACCCGTCGATCTATCCCGCTACAAGGTCATAGTCGTCGACGAAGCCTCGATGATCAATCGCTTCCTCATGGACGCTATTCACGACGCTTTCTCCGACTGGTCTGTCCCATTCATCTTCATGGGCGACCCCGCACAGCTACCTCCTGTAGGTGAAATATCCTCCCCTGTTTGGAAGATTGAAAACGGCTACACCCTCACCAAAGTCCTGCGGTATGGTAATTCGATGCTTGACTTGGCCACCGCAATCCGCAACGTCGTGGATAATCCTTTCCCGTCGATCAAGATCGTCACCAATCCCCCTGTGCATCGAGTCACAAAGCCCGAATGGCTTGATCAGATCGAAGCGAACCTCGAACTCTTCAAATCCGATGAAGCGAAAATCATAACATGGCGGAATGTCAAGGTCGATGAATACAACACCTACATCCGAAACCTGATCTTCGGTCGTGCTGAAGCCAAGGCGGAAAAATGGCTACCGACTGACAAGATCGTCGCGACCTCCCGCGTGACTGATCTCGACAAGAACGTCATCCTCCAAACCGATGAAACCGCAGAAGTCCTGCAAGTCACCGAGGGCTTCCATCCGATGTATCACGAGTTTGATATATTCAATATCCTTGCACTGGACGAGCGAGATCGAAAGATCACCCTCCGTGTTCTGACCGACACAGGTGCGTTCAAGCTCTCCAACCGCCTGAACGAATTATCAATGGAAGCCAAGGGCGGCAAACGCTACAAATGGAGAGAGTTCTGGGAGTTGAAAGAAGCCTTCGCGGAAATCCGACATTCCTATGCCATTACTTCTCACCGATCGCAAGGCTCATCCTACCGCAAGGTTTTCGTCGACCTCGAGGACCTGATGTTGAACCGGAACAAGGCCGAGGCGTTTCGATCGTTGTATGTCTCTTGCACCCGCCAGCGGGAAGAGCTGTGGATAACATGATACAGGAAACTGAAAGTCCGATAACCTCATGGAGAAGCATGATGCAAAGATGCTTAAATCCTAACCATGTTTACTTTGAAAATTATGGAGGTCGTGGAATAACAATAGACCCATCTTGGGAGTCTTATGCTAACTTTCGCGCAGATATGGGCAGGAGGCCGAAAGGCTTTACCTTAGAACGCATTGACAACTCTAAAGGCTATTCAAAAGAAAACTGCAAATGGGCTACACCTTCTGAACAGCAAAGAAACAGAAGACAGCTTAAAAATAATACTTCAGGCGTTACAGGAGTTTCGTGGGATAAAGCCAGACAAAGGTGGATGGCCCATGGAACAGTGGATGGAATTAAAATGGTTCTTTACCGAGGCCCAAGTAAAGAGGCTGCGATAGAGGCTAGAAAAAGTATTGAAGCTTAACATCACAGTTGACTAATTCCCGCACCCGTTATAAAATCAAAACCCGCACCAGAAAAGGACCACTTTATGTCCGTATCACTTGAAATGCAACAGAAGGTCGCCGACTGGCGAACTCGTGCCCGTGACGGCACACTAACACTCGATGAAATGAAGGAAGCCATTACCTTCCTCCGTGCTGAACGGCAAGCCATGCCACCGGCGAAGTCCCGCACAGCCAAGCCCAAGGTCAATGCTGATGATCTGCTGTCGGAGTTGGGGCTGTGATACTGGAAGGTCCGCATGGACAGCTATTCGATCTCAATGATATAGTAGACAGACAACTCTTACTAGATCTTATGAACCAACACTTACAAGTAGGAAAAACCTCATGCCCGAAATCATCCCCTTCCCTCACGCCATCGACTCCACCACCCTCGCCGCTTTCCGAAGCTGCCCGCAAAAAGCCTTCCGAACCTACTTCCAACACTACAAACCCCTCGGCGAGTCAGTCCATCTCGTGGCTGGAAAAGCATTTGCGGAAGGTATCGAGCATGCCCGACGTGCTTACTATGAGCAAGAACGAACTCCTGACGATAGTATTGCTATCGGACTTAAGGCTCTTATCGAGTCTTATGGAGATTTCGAGTGCCCGCCCGAGTCTGCAAAATCGCTGGAACGCACAGCTGGCGCTCTCGAGTTTTATTTCCAATCTTATCCACTGGGCGTCGACTCTGCCATTCCAATCTCCTTCCCTGACGGGCGGAGCGGAATTGAATTTTCATTTGCACAACCTCTGCCGATTAATCATCCGATAACCGGCGATCCACTTCTATACACCGGACGTGCGGATATGATCGCGCACTTTGCTGGAGGAGTCTACATCTATGACGAAAAGACTACATCGCAGCTTGGTGCCTCTTGGGGCAAACAGTGGGAAATGCGAAGCCAGTTTACTGGCTATTGTTGGGCTGCCCGAGAATTCGGATACAACCCTTCTGGAGTTATTGTGCGTGGCGTTAGTATTCTTAAAACAAAATACGACACTCTCGAAGTCCCAACTTATCGAAGCGATTACGAGATCGATCGATGGCTGGTACAAGTCTGCGAAGACCTCGAACGCATGATGTGGTCTTGGAAGCGCGGGTATTGGGACTACAATCTCGATCACTCATGTGCAGAGTATGGAGGCTGCTCACTATTACAAGTCTGCAAGTCCCCGTCCCCCGATCAGTGGCTGGATACCTACTTCGAACGCCGAGTCTGGGACCCACTCCACCGCCGTGAGGTATCATGGCAGGAGTATCTGGAGTCCCGCAAGGACGATATCGCCATGACTGAAGCTTGGCTTTCCGCCAATGTCTAACATAACCGCAATCTACTTTCACGAGGATGATTACCTCGGCTACGAGGACCTGACCCTGCCCACTGGTCAGTCCTTCGCCGGTTATTCTAAATCATTCTTCTGCGAGTCTTGCGGTCGCGTGTATGGTCGCCGAGTGATCGTTGTCCTTGGTCAGAAGCAACCATACACCACTTGGGGAGGCCTGTGCAAGAATTGCTCACCCGTCGGCGGAGAGTGGCATGGAGCCTATTCTCATTCCATACCGGGAGGTCTCCCCTTTTTCTATTCGTATAAAAACCCACCAGAAGGCGCTATTCGCCATCAACTAGAAATGGAACTACTTACCTATGCCCGACGCAATCCAACTGAACCCACCCTTCACCCTTCCCGGAGTCAATGTCCTTCTAATGGGACCATCGGGGACCGGCAAGACTCACTCCATCGGCACGCTTGTTGACCTCGGTGTCGAAGTATTCTACCTCGCGCTGGAAAGCGGCTTCGAGTCTCTCGCGGGGTATTGGACCGACCGAGGTTTACCCATTCCATCGAATCTCCATTGGCATCGACTTGAAGCCCCAACCGCAGGCTTCGACCAACTCATCGCCAATGCCAAGAACATCAACACCCTCAACCTCGACGCCCTTGCTAAAATGTCGGACCCAAACAAATCCAAGCACAACCAATTCATCAAACTCCTCGAAGCCCTGAACAACTTCCCTGACGACAGAACTGGAGAAAAATATGGACCCGTTAACGAGTGGGATGCTAGTCGATTTCTTGTTGTCGATGGCGCTACTGGTATCTCTGATTGCGCCATGTCGCTTGTTGTTGGAGGCAAGGCAGTCCGCAATCAATCCGACTGGGGGATTGCCCAAGACCAGATACTCAAAATTATCCGTATGCTCTGCGATAATTGCCGTTGCCATTTTGTCCTACTCGCTCATGTGGAGCGTGAGACTGATGCTGTTCTCGGTGGAGTGAAGTTGATGGTTTCGACACTGGGGAAAGCCCTTGCGCCGAAGTTCCCTGCAATGTTCTCCGACGCGATCTTAACCGTCCGAAATGGGGAGAAGTGGTATTGGGACACGGCTAGTCCGATGGCTGATGTTAAGACCCGCAACCTTCCGATCAAGTCAGACAACGCGCCAGATTTCCGCCTGATTGTATCCAAATGGGTGAAGCGGAATGATGCAGGTCCGCCTGCTGAAGCCCAAGCAGCAAATGAAGAAGGGAATTAATTATGAGAGATGAAGCTCCTGAATGGGCGTTACCGCCTAAACCTACCAACACGATAGCTGGTAGCACTACGCTCGGTAAAGCGCCTGGCCAGAACGACCTTCTCGATGATCGGCTTAACTATATTGAGGACCTGACCTCCCGCACCGATACTTTAACTCGAAGGTTCTCTTTCCTAGCCCAACGGTTAGGTGCTTATCTTCCAGAAGACGAAGTCGTCACAGGCGACTCAGACGTTCTACGCCGTGACCTCAAGTCTTATCTCGATCGTCTATCCATGAGTTTGCATAAGCTAGAAGCTATTTCAAACTCTCTCCAATAACCCCTCGCAGGGGGCCGATGGGTTATACTACCTCCGTCCCCATTTTTCACTGTAACAGAAAGCAACTACTATGTCATTTGATCCAAACACATTCTTGAACCAAACATTCGACGAGTCCAACGACACCAAGATCACTCCATGCCCAGTCGGGGAATACCTCGCAGTCGCAGACAAGGTTGACGTGAAACCTTGGGCTTCTCGCGATGGTTCCTCATCCGGCCTGAAAGTCGAAATCCTGTGGGATATCCAAGACGAAAACGTCAAGGCACTCCTCGGTCGCGACTCGGTTAAAGTCCCGCAGCAACAAATGCTGGACCTTACCGAGACCGGCCAGTTGGACTTCGGCAAAGGCAAAAACGTCGGCCTCGGTCGTATTCGTGAAGCCCTGGACCTCAACACTCCGGGCGAGCCATTCGCGATCTCGATGTTCCAAGGTCGTATGGCAACCGTGAAGGTATCGCATCGCATCAATGGTGAAGATATCTATCACGAAGTCAAGGGCCTTACCAAGCCCGCATAACCGGCTTCTAGCCATCAAACTGGCGGGAAGGACCCTACACCTTCCCGCCACATTTTTATAAGAAAGGCAGTCATGACTCACTCCACCCACATTGACAATATCATCATCTCCGACAACCGACAGAGACAGGAGTTCGAAGCGGAAAGCCTTGTAGACCTAGCCAATTCGATTGCGGAGATAGGATTGCTTCACGCCCCTGTCATGCGTGAAACGTCGCTGGGGCTGGTTCTAGTGGCTGGTGAGCGACGTTTGCGCGCTATGGGTGATCTATGGGCAATGGGGACAGCTATACGCCACAACGGCACGGTATACCCGCCCTATCATGCCCCCTATGTCACATTAGGCGAACTGGACGACTTAGCCGCTGAAGAAGCCGAACTGGACGAGAACCTCAAGCGCCGTGACCTAACATGGCAGGAGCGATCTGCCGCCATCGCCCGACTCCATGCCTTGCGCTTGAAACAAGCCGATAAAATCGGAGCCATCCACACGATCGCAGACACGGCGAAAGAACTCCGTCCAGAATTCGAGGGCAAAGCGTCGAATGAATTTGGTGACTTCCACAACAAGGTCCGGACAGATGTTATCCTCTCCGATCACCTTTCCAACCCAGAGGTGGCTAAGGCGAAAACCGCCAAGGACGCGATGAAGATACTCAAGAAACAAGAGGACCAGAGGAAAAATGCAGAACTTGCCGAACGGGTGGGACGTAACTTTAACAGCTCTGTTCATCAACTCCACCATACAGATTGCATCGATTGGCTCACAAAGTGTCCAGATAATACCTTTGATGTTATATGCACAGACCCTCCCTATGGTATGGGTGCAGAGAGCTTTGGGGATGGAGCTGGCACTATGGGTAACGCCGAGCACCATTACGACGACACTAAAACGTCATGGCAAGCTCTGATGATCGATCTCTGCCCTCTGCTGTTCCGAGTGGCGAAACCGCAATCACATCTTTATATGTTCTGTGATATCGACAACTTCCACGAACTGAAATCATTGCTACAGAAAGCCGGTTGGTATGTATTTAGAACTCCTCTTATCAACTACAAACCCCGCAGCGGTCGGATACCTTTACCTGAGCATGGCCCCAAACGCCAATGGGAGATGTGCCTTTACGCTATTAAGGGGAGAAAACCAGTCACTGGAGTGTATAGTGATGTCATATCAACCGTCCTTGAGGAGAACCTCACTCATGGGGCCCAGAAGCCCGTGGAGTTATATGTCGATCTGCTCAAACGATCGGTAAGACCGGGTGATGTTGTCCTTGATGCATTCGCCGGAACCGGAACTATCTTCCCCGCAGCCCATCAACTCAAGTGCAAGGCAGTCGGGCTAGAGCAATCCGCCGAGTATTACGGCATCGCTGTTCAACGCCTGAACGCGCTTGACGAAGCGCCAGAATTGCTGAGCGTGTCATGAGTCTGTCTGCAATCAGAAAAGCCATCATCGAGGACATGGAAGAGTCTGGCGTCCCTTTAACCGAATTCGACCCAGACTTCGCAGCCAAGATGGTTCGTGCCATGATGGTAAGTTACTTCAAATATGGGAGAGTAGCAGATGCCTATCCCTTGAAGTTCGATGCTATTTCAGACATTCGAGCAAGGGCAAAGAAATACCGCGAGACCGGTAACAAGCACTATCTCGTAGATGTCGCAAACTTCGCGATGATCGAAGCCATGCATCCAGCTCCAGAACGCAATGCCGCATGGCTCGGTAACGACGCTGCTGACAGTCCTGGAAGGACCACAGCGTCGGGGCATAGACTCGTGCAAGAAACCAATGACGGAACACGCATCATGGGCGAAACCATCTTACACAAGGAAGACTAAGTGATACAACCATCCGGACCGAGCAATGCTCGTATCATGATTGTGCAAGGCGCACCGACTTGGGAGGACCTACGACTAGGTTCTCCTTTCCAAGGCTCATCAGGGAGAGAATTAGCGAAGATATTAGTAGAAGCCGGTTCAAACAAGATGCACTGTTTCCTGACTTCCTTCATCCGAGGTCAGGTTCGGTCCAATTCGATCTCGACGCAAGTCGCGCAGAAGAAAGCCGATGTTACGCCGGAGCATTCTCCCTTCCACGAAAAGATGGTTCTACCCGCTTTCCTCGAAGGCATCGATGCTCTCAACCGAGATATCGACCTCGTTAAACCTAAAGTCGTCGTGGTCTTCGACAACGAAACCCTCTACGCCTTAACAGGCAAGTGGGGGGTTAAGTCTTGGCGATCGTCTGTCCTCGAATACACCACTCCTTCCGGTCATACTTGCGTGGTCATGACGACTTACTCCATCTCCTACATTCAAGCCGTCTACAAAGAACGATCGATCGTGGTGAACGACTTCCGCAAGATCGTATCCATATCCCAGCTGGACAAGCTCCCCAAATCTCCTGATTATAAGTTCATAGTCCGACCTTCCTTCGGCATGGCTGCATCGACTCTGCAAATGCTCTTGAAAAAGGTTGAAGCAGGTCCTACCAAGCTCTCCGTCGATATCGAAACACGTGGCGGGCATACCGCTTGCACTGGCATAGCATGGTCAACAACCGAAGCAATCTGCATCCCGCATATCGTAGTCGAGTCGAAACTCCATTACTGGCTACTCGAGGAAGAAGCCTTCCTCATGCACTTGATGTATCGACTATTAACTCACCCCAATGCCGAAGTCATCGGTCAGAACTTCATCTACGACGCACAATACTTCTACCGCCATTTCCACTTCATCCCACGACTGAAGCGTGATACTATGATCGCGCAACATTCCATGTTCTCTAATCAGCCAAAGGGGCTAGACTACTTAGCCTCCATCCACTGTGAACACCACGTCTATTGGAAAGACGAGTCCAAAAACTGGGACGCGAAGGTCGGCGAAGATCAACTCTGGACCTACAACTGCAAAGACTGCGTGATCACCTACGAAGTCGATGACTCTCAACAAGCCGCTATGGAGAAAATTCTACCATCTTGGCCAGAGTTTCGCGAGGTCCACGACTTCCAACAATCCCTATTCTACCCCGTTCTCCAAACCATGATAAGAGGTCTCCGTGTCGATAACTCCTCCAAATCCTCGCTGTCGGATAAGCTCGCTACTGCAATCGCGGAACGGAATGCTGAACTTGAGCATATCATTGGATACCCGATCAATATCCGATCTCCCAAACAGATGCAGGATTTATTCTACCGCCAGCTTAATCAAACACCTATCAAAAAACGTGGGGGAGGGATAACGACAGATGACCAAGCACTTACCAAACTCGGTAATCGTGAGCCGTTACTACTGCCAATTACCAAGCGAATTTCTGATCTTCGAAGTCTCAATGTCTTTCGATCAACATTCCTCGAAGCTCCTGTGGACATTGACGACAGAATGCGTTGCAGCTTCAACATCGCAGGGACCGACACCTACCGTTTTTCAAGTTCCGAAAACGCCTTCGGCTCTGGAATGAACCTTCAAAACGTGCCATCTGGTGACTCCGATCTTCCCAACATCCGCGAGTTATTCCTCGCCGACGAAGGCATGGAGTTCTTCGATATCGATCTTGACTCAGCCGACCTACGCATCGTAGTGTGGGAGTCTGATTGCACTGAGATGAAGGCCATGTTTGCGGAAGGCCTGAAGCCCTATGTAGAAGTTGCTAAGGAATACTACCGTGACCCAACGATCGACAAGCACCACCCGTCCTACAAACTCTTCAAAGCCTTATGCCACGGAACCAATTACTTGGGGACCCCCTCCGGCCTATCAGGGCGTATCGGACTCGTCACACATGAAGTCGAACGTATCCAGAAGTGGTATTATGGCAAATTCCCGCAAATCAAAGTCTGGCAAGACGATATCATCCATCAAGTCAACACACGACGCTTTATCCAAAATGTCTTCGGGTATCGCATCCACTTCTTCGATCGAATTGAGGGGACGATATACAATCAAGCTGTGGCATGGATTCCTCAGTCAACCGTGGCGTGCCTTATCAACCGAGGCTATTATAATATCCATACCAAAGAACCAACCATCGAAGTTCTGCTTCAAGTTCATGACTCCCTTGCAGGGCAATACCCAATTGGACAAAGAGATATATGTAGATCAAAAATACTTGCTCACTGTGCTGTCGAACTACCTTACGAACAACCAATAATCATTCCAGTTGGAGTGAAAACATCGACAGTATCTTGGGGGGCTTGTGGCTAAACGACATTTCAGTAACTGGATACAGGCTTATCTCGACTACGCCGAGTATTCAGAAGCACCAAAACATATGCACTTTTGGACGGCTGTTTCAACAATGGCCGGAGCTTTGCGCCGTAAAGTCTGGCTGGATATGGCATACTTTAAATGGCATCCGAACTTCTACATCATTCTAGTAGCTCCGCCAGGGATTGTGTCCAAGTCCACGACAGCGGGTATTGGTATGCAGCTTTTGAAAAAGGTTCCTGACATTAAGTTCGGGCCTGACGTTGTGACATGGCAAGCATTGGTTACTGGTTTTGCCGAGTCCACCATGACCTTTGAATACCAAGGCAAATTCAATACCATGTCTGCTATGACGATTGAGTCTTCCGAGTTTGGAAACCTGCTCAACCCACAAGACAAGGAAATGGTCGATCTACTCGTCGCCCTGTGGGATGGCAAGCCAGGGGCTTTTGAAAAGAAAACCAAGGGTTCCGGCAACGACGTCGTAGAGAATCCTTGGATTAATCTCATAGCTTGCACGACTCCTGCGTGGATTGCAGGGAATTTCCCAGAGTATATGATCGGCGGTGGGTTCACATCCAGATGTGTCTTTGTCTACGCGGATAAGAAGGCGAAGTATGTAGCTTATCCTGGCCGTCATGTTCCAAAGAACCTCGCGGAAACTGCACAGAAGCTGATCGAGGACCTGACGCAAATTTCCCAACTAACCGGCGAATATCACCTTACAGAACAAGCCGTCGCATGGGGTGAAGCATGGTATGCCAAGCACTATGCAGAGAAGCACATCGGACTGGACGACGACCGCTTCGGAGGATACCTCGCCCGCAAGCAAACTCACATCCACAAACTAGCCATGATACTCGCAGCTGCTGAGTCGGATAAACTCATCATAACCCCTGAGCACCTCGCCCTAGCTAACACAATGGTGACTGATCTCGAACCTGATATGCAGTTCGTGTTCTCGAAGATCGGCAAGACCGAGGACAGTCTTTATATCGAGCGCTTGATCTGGTATGTCCACAAACGCCAAGGTTGCCCATGGACAGAGGCCTATCGCTTCGTCCACACCCACTTCCCGAAAATATCCGATTTCGAAGCAGTTATTACCGGAGCCATTCGCGCAGGTTATCTCATCCTGCAACAACAAGGCTCCGTTATGATGCTATTGCCAGGACCAAATACTCCCGATGGTCTGGATACTGAAGGTAAAGGGCCTTAAGACCAGTTCCCAACAGTGTTCTCACTAGCCTCACCGATCTTTTCAATAATGAAGTGGCTGCCGGCTTTCATACTAGCCGCAGAAGCTGTTACCAAGGTAATCGAAGGTATAATCGTCCCTGCCGTGTCGATGCGGAATACACCTTGGATACTTGCTCTCATACCAGTTCCGGTGCCAGCCAAGACCACGTTGGCACCTGATTGCTGAGTTACTGAACCAACACCACTTATCGCCAAAACCGCGTTCGGTTGTGTGGAGTTATCCAGACCATAGCTGTCATAGGCAAAGTCAGCACAGACCGCCGTGCCAGCTCCAATAGGATCGAAGCCCGCGCTCCCGGAAGTCGCTGACATACCTGTGATGAAGAAGAAAGTTTTGAACCTATAAAACCCTGTGGGAAGTGTTAAAGTCCCATTAGTGCTTTGATTAAACATCTTCTGCTCAGTAGCGACGTTGGATAAGGCATAGTCAGCGTTCTGGTAAAGATAATTCACTAGTGGCACTGAAACAGCATTTGCACCAGAGTCAGTGGCCGACCTTATAACCCCATCATCATTCACTGTCGCAGCGGAGTTCTGTATGATCTTCCCTGTCGTGCTGTCATATCTCGCAATCGCGTTGTCAGTCGAACTTCCAGGTCCGGTAACATCACCAGAACCGCCACCTCCACTCGGTGTAGCCCAAGTCCCGTCACCTCGCCAAAACGTCGTGCTGCTTGCGCCGGTTCCGCTGTTCAATCTCGCGACTGCTAGGTTTCCGCTAAGATCGGCCGCCGACCCTGTAGCCGCAACCGTTGCCAAGCCGGAAACATCACTCGCCGTAATCGCTAGCAAAGTCTTCGCACTCGCAGCAGTCAATTCCTCCACATCTCCACTGCCAGCAGTTGTTCGGCCAAGCAA